AAACTCGGCTACGGGGTGAGTGTTGCAAAGCTCAAGGTCGTCTACCAACGCGGGGTTGGTGCTTATCAAACGTCACACAGCCCCCGGGTAACGAGCCAACAGCAATGGGCGATGGCCCGGGTGAACGCATTTATGTACCTTGTCAAGAACGGTCGGCCTGAGAATGCCAAGTACGTTGGAGACAACGACCTGCTTCCCAAAGGGCACCCCAAAAGCATCAAGTGAAAGTATCCATTCATGACCTCCGGGAGAATCCGGAGAACCCCCGCAGCATCTCCGGGGAGAAATTTGAGAAGCTGGTCAACTCCATCCGGCAGTTCCCCGAGATGATGGAGGCCCGGCCCATTGTGGTCGACGAGAATAACGTCATCCTCGGGGGGAACATGAGGTTCAAGGCAGCCAAGGAAGCCGGCCTCCAAGAGGTGGATGTCTATGTGGCGTCGTGGGATGAAGCCAAAAACCCGGAGTTCATCATCAAGGACAACGTAGGCTTCGGCGAATGGGATTGGGATATGCTCGCCAACGAGTGGGATGCAGTCCTCTTGGATGATTGGGGTCTTGACGTATGGCAAGAGGAAGAAGAGAAGGAGGGGCTCACCGATGCGGACGAGGTTCCGGAGGTGCCTGCCGACCCTATCACCCAGCTCGGCGACTTGTGGATTCTTGGAGAGCACCGCCTGCTCTGTGGGGACTCGACCAAGGCGGAGGACGTGGAGCGCCTCATGGACGGAGAGAAGGCGGACATGGTTTACACAGACCCGCCCTACGGCATGGATTTAGACACGGACTATACGAAAATGACTTCCACCTCGTTGAAGCACAACCGTGTTATTGGCGACGATGTGCAATTTCACGCAAGTTTAGTGCTCTCTTCTTTTGAGTATTGTGACGAGGTATTTTTGTGGGGTGCCGACTACTACGTGGAGACATTAGGTAGAAATTACCCCAATTTGGGGAGCTGGATTGTCTGGGACAAACGAAGCAATGAAGAAAATATAGGGTTACTTGACAAAGCTTTTGGAAGTGACTTTGAATTGTGTTGGAGTAAAGCAAAGCACAAGCGAGAAATGTGCCGAATTTTGAGACAAACAGGGCATTTTGAAGCAAGGAGTGAAGACAAGCGTGTACACCCTACACAAAAGCCAGTCAAGTTGGCCGAGTGGTTTTTTGAACGTTGGGGAAAGGGTCGAACAAACATTGTGGACCTATTTCTAGGCTCAGGCTCCACCCTCATTGCAGCAGAGAAGACAGGGCGCAAATGCTACGGCATGGAGCTTGACCCCAAGTATTGTGATGTCATTGTAAAGCGATGGGAGGACTTCACCGGCCAAAAAGCATCCAAAGCAAATGCCTGATACGTTCTTTCTTTCAAACCTCAACGGGGGGTGCAGGCATCCCCTCAGACATTCGACAAGATGAAGAGTAAAGACTTCGCATATGTGGCCACCTTCTTTGCCCTCATGGGGGTGGCTTTTACCTTCGCATGGATCCTCGCAAATGGCTGACGCGTACAAGGCCATCTTCACTTGCCCGGCATTGAAGGAGCGCAGGGTTTGGTGGGTATCCTCCCGGACGGAAGCCAAGAAGCACCTCTTCGCTCACGTCAACAGCAGGAGCAACAGGAAGGCGGCGTACAGGGACAACGAGTGGGACTTCAAGGTTCGGCCCATATTTGCAAGTGGCAGCGACTCCGGCTGCGACCACTCAACATTCGAATAGATGCCCATCCCCAAGCCCCAGCCCAACGAAAAGCAGGAGGACTTCATGTCCCGTTGCATGGCAGACTACACCATGAGAGCCGAGTTCCCCGATGAGGTACAGCGCCTCGCCGTGTGCATTCAACAGGTGAAGGATGCCTGAAGAGCTCACGGTGAATCCGCAGGCGTACGACATCCCCACTCAGGGGAATCCGCTCACACGTTGGAGAATGACGAGGGAAGCCCTCCACTATCACCTCGAGATGGCTGGGAAAAACATCGCCCATATCAGACCCCCAAAGGGAGAGATGCGCCGGATTGCCGACAACTTCCCCGACGGGCTGATGAGATTTGAAGTTTACTACACCAATGGCTGACAGCATCGGACATACCAAAAAGGCGTTGGTCCAAGCCCTGGAGAAATCGCTCGGGGTGGTCTCGACCGCGTGCAAGGCTGCGGGCATCTCAAGGGACACCCATTACCGATGGCTCAAAGAAGACCCGGACTACAAGGCGCAGGTCGAGGAGCTGTCCGAGGTGGCCGTGGACTTCGCCGAGTCCCATCTCCACAAGCTCATCAAGGACGGCAACCCAGCCGCGACCATCTTCTTCCTCAAGACCAAGGGCAAGGGCCGGGGGTATGTGGAGCGTCAGGAGATCACCGTGGCAGAGAAGAGGCCCCTTTCGTGGTTCACCGATGACAATGCGGATGTTTCCTAATATTGGACCGTGCAGTCCTACAGCGTCCACCCCATAGCGTCCGAGCAATGCAAGCCGTGGTTATTGGGGAGGCATTACGCCCGGCGGATGTGTCCTATATCCTACGCCTTCGGATTGTATGATGGTGTTCAGCTTGTGGGGGTCTGCACGTTTGGAGTTCCCGCCTCTGCCCCTTTGCGAAATAGCATCTGCGGACAAGACGAGATGTCCTATGTTCACGAGCTAAACAGGTTGGTTGTAGACAAGCAACCCCGCAACGTATTGAGCTGGTTCGTGGCTGAATGTCTACGCCGTCTGCCGCCCATGATTGTCGTGAGCTTTGCCGACACCGAGCAAGGTCACCACGGGTATATCTACCAAGCCACGAACTGGATATATACCGGACTTTCTGCCAAGCGTACCGATTGGAAAGTCAAGGGCAAGGAGCACCTGCACGGCGTGACGGTGGCGGATGAATTCCGGGGTCAACAGAACCGTGGCCAGCTTATGCGGGAGAAGTACGGAGACGACTTCTATCTCGAAGACCGTCCTCGCAAGCATCGGTACGTTTACCTCATCGGATCCAAGACCCAGCGCAAGCGTTGGCGCAAGGCGTTGAAGTATGGTGAGGAGCCGTATCCCAAGGGGGACAACTCCCGATATACTGAGGCCCCGATATACTCACAGGCCCAGCTATTTTGAGGCAGCCCGCCACCTATTACCACGTAAAGGGGTGCGGCTCGCGAGTGCAAGTACACCAGGGCGGCACGCGATCGGGCAAGACATACTCCATCCTCCAGTGCATCGTCGAGCTCTGCCACGCCAATCATAACGCAGGGGCGGTCATCACCATAGCCCGGAAGACATTCCCCGCGCTGAGGGCTACGGCCATGAGGGACTTCTTCGAGATTCTCGAGAGGGAGGACGCGTACGACGTCACCCTTCACAACAAGTCCGAGGCGACGTATGTCCTGTGGGGGAACCTCGTGGAGTTCATCAGCGTGGACCAACCCCAAAAAGTGAGAGGCCGGCGCCGCTCGACGCTCTACGTAAATGAGGCGAACGAGCTGAGCTTGGAGGACTGGAGGCAGCTCATGTTGAGGACCACCGACCGAGCGATTATCGACTTTAACCCATCGGATGAATACCACTGGATCTACGAGGAGGTCATCCCCCGGGAGGACTGCTCATTCTTCCGCACCACCTACAAGGACAACCCCTTCCTCGACAAGGCCACCATCGCGGAGATTGAGCGCCTCAAGGATGCAGACCCGAACTACTGGCGAATCTACGGCCTCGGAGAGCGGGGCGTGAACCAAGCCGCCGTCTTCACTTGGGAAGTAGGGGAGATAGCCGGAAAGCGCATCGGGACCGGCCTCGACTTCGGATTCACCAACGACCCCACCGCGGTGATTGATGTCTACCAGGACGGTCATACCCTCATCCTCCACGAGCGGCTGTACTCCACCGGGCTCACGAATCCCGACATCGCCGAGGAGCTGGAGAAGCTCGACTGCCAGACCATCATCGCCGACAGCGCCGAGCCCAAGTCCATCGAGGAGCTGTTCCGGCTGGGGCACAACGTGAAGCCCGCGCGCAAGGGACCGGATTCCGTACGGCAGGGAATCGACATCATGAGACGCCACAAGCTGCTGGTGACTGCGGAGAGCACCAACCTACAGAAGGAACTCAGGGCGTACCGATGGGAGCAGGACAAGAACGGGCGCAACCTCAACCGGCCCGTGGACAAGGACAACCACGGCATCGACGCGGTGCGTTACGTCTGCCTCAATCTGCTCACCACCCACCGCCGCGGGGTGTACCATTTGGCGTGAATGCAAAAAGATTTGGTGGAATCGTTTGTTCACCATATCTTAGCACCATCAGAAACGCACAAAACAAAGCAACCATGAAATTCAACTACCACTTCCGCACTGTCGACGACATCAGCCTCACAAAGATTGCGGAACACTTTGACTGCACTGTGAAACAAGTGCAAGACTGGGCAAAGCTACAAGGGCCGGACATTTTCAACGCTGGCATCTTTGAGGTTCATGTTGGGCATTCAATTGGCTGAGACATGAAAGACTTCCTCCGCTCCCTTTGGATAATCGGGCTCTTCCTTCTGCCCTCCATCCTCCTCCAACTGCTCTAAGCAACAGGCCCTCCGGGGCCTTTTTTTATGGGCCAACCTTTCGTCTATTTACAGACGTGAAGAAGACCATCACAATCCCCGAGGACCTGTACGACGTCACCATCGACCAATACAGGCGCGTCCAAGCCATCCCCGAAGGTGATGAGATGCGGCAGGTGGTGGAGACGATCTCCATCATGTGCCGCCTCACCACAGAGGAAATCATGGGCATGGAGAAGAAGGACATCCTTCACATCGGGAGCGTGCTGGGTGGCATCATCGACAAGTATGACGAGGAGTATCCCTTGGAGCGCATCGTGGAGCTGGACCAACGCTACGGATTCCATCCCAACCTCTCCCGCATCACGTTGGCCGAGTTCGCCGACATTGAGACCCTCTGCAAGGATTCCCTCGACAAGCACCTCCCCCAGGTCATGGGCATCCTATATCGGCCCATCGTGGAGGAACACGGGGAGTTCTACCGAATCGAAGACTACGACGGGGAGGACCGCTCGGAATACTTCAAGGAGATGAAGATGGCCCACGCGCTGGGTGCCGCCGCTTTTTTTTTGCGTACCGGAAAGGCATTAGCCATCGCTTTGGACAGCTTTTCACAGGCGGTGAAGGATCCAAGCTATCCGAGAAATACGGATGGTTCGCCACGTTTGTACATCTCGCAGGGGAGGACATTACTAAACTACCGGCGATCGAAAGGACTCACCTCGAAACGGCCTTGGCATGGCTCGCCTACGAACAAGACCGCGCCCTCCTCGAAAAGCAAAAAATGAACCTATGAGAACCGTCAATCAAATCCTCGATGAGCTTGAGACCATCGCCTTGGAGCACCGCTTCATCAACTCCTTCAAACAGGGGGAGCTCTCCGAGGTGGACATCCAGAAGCTCGCCGGCGACAAGTACCCCCTCTGCTACGCTGACATCTCCTCGGCCACCATCGACCGGGGCATCCTCACCTATCAATTGGACATCATCGTCGCCGAGTTGATCCTCCCGGGACAGACCGACGCGCAGGAGCAGTATTCGGACACCCTGCGGACGTTGCTCGACATCGTGACCCAATACGCTCAGGTCCTGAGCGCCCAGAGCGACGTGGACCGTGACGTGCGGATTGAACTGCCGGTGGATTGTGAGCCATTCACGGCACGCTTTGACAATCTGCTCACGGGGTGGGTGGGGTCCGTCTCCCTCCAGACCTCGAACAAGCTGGACCTCTGCGGGGCGGCCTTCGCATGAAGCAACACATCACCATTGACGGCACCCGGGTCCCGATGACCAACTCCATGAAGGAGCTGGGGCGCATCGGCAAGGAAGTCCGCCGGCGTGCTCGAATCTCCCTCAAGGCACGGGGCAAGGTCGTAACGGGCAAGCTCTACAACTCCATCCGCTACGAGCAGGGGGTGAGCAAAGACGAGAAGTCCCTGAACCTCCGCTTCTCCTTTCCCGGTGCCGATTACGCCGGCTTCGTGGATGAGGGGGTCCGGGGTGCTATTTCCTCAGCCAAGGCCCCGCGCTCCCCGTTCCGGTTCGGTTCGGGCTCTGGGCCTTCCGGGGGGCTCCGTCCTGCAATCGACAAGTGGGTGGTGAAGAAGGGCATCGCGCCCCGTGGCCCTGGGGGGCAGTTCGCCGCACGGAAGAGCATGGTGTACGCCATCAGCCGCTCCATCTACCAAACCGGTATCCGACCCTCCTATTTCTTCACGAACGCCTACGACCGCACTCTCAAGAAGCACAACGCGAAACTGGAGAAGGCGGTAGCGGCTGACATTGGAAACGCAATAAAGACCCTCAGCGATGGCGGCACAATTTGAACTCATCCCATCAACGAGCAACTTCCAAAGCACGGCGGAGCCTCTGATTATTCAGGTCTCCGAATCCGTGGTGGACACCTACTTCAAGTATCGCTTCATCTTGGTCATCAAGGACCGTAGCGGAACCCAGCTCGCCAAGCTCAAGACGCACATGTTGAGCGCGTCCAATCAGGTCGCCGTGTTCGACATCTCCCGCGTTCTCGACGACTACATCGGGCCTAACATCGTCAACGGCAACAGCCCCGCCGGTACGGTCCTCACCTTGGGGCGGACAGGGTTCAGCCCGGCCAACATCGTATCGGAGTCGTATGAGCAATTCCCGGCCCGTCAGTTCGAATTGGAGTTGGGCCATGAGGAAGCTGCCTCACCAACGGGGGAGCCATCCGAGACGCTCAACGAAGCATCGACTACCCTCTTCGCGTTCCGGGATGAGTTCATCAATTACGGCGACGCATACGCACGGGGGGACGGTAGCTTCCAGCCCTCTTCGTCCGCCGACAACTTCCTGAGCAGTGCGCCCAACCTTGGTACAGAATCCAAATTCGGGTCGGCGTGGGGCGAGGTGCGGGAGCATCGCATCGGCACCGCCCAAGGGTCCGTAATGGCTTACGGAGCAGAAGGCTCCACGGCTCAATATCTGCTGATCCGGGGGTTCGAATCCGACGGCACCATCATTGCCACGGCCAACCTTGACCTCGACGCAGTAGGTGGAGACACCACCCCCACAACCGACGCGCAGGCCGTGCAATACATTGGGGTTGGCCCGCTTAACTTGCAACAGCACGCAAGCGCCGCGTCCAACACGGACCTGACCACGCTCATCACGGACGCAGACCTCGCCTACTACGAGCTGTACCTGTCCAGCACCTCCACGGTCATACAGGCCAATCAGAAGAGCGTGGTCCACCGCTTCACCATCGACGAAGGCTGCACCAACTACCCCCGCAAACAGCTCATGTTCTTGAACCGCCACGGGGGTTGGGACTGCTTCAACTTCGACCAAAAGAGTGAGGAGCGCCTGACCGGTATCGAGCGGAGCAACTACAACCGCCCCCGCGGGAACTGGGACGCCGTGACCACCACAACCGACTGGACGTATCACGCATGGGAACGGGGTGTGACCACCACCACCGTCAAGGCCGAGAAGCAAATCCGCGTATCCACCGACTACGTTGAGGAGGGCTACGTCGACCACCTGCGGGACATCGCCGTCTCTCGGGCTGTCTTCCTTGTGGATGGATCGAGCCTCATCCCCGTTGTAGTGACCGACTCGGAGTATCTGTTCAAGACGACGGCCAACGACAAGCTCATCTCCTACTCGTTCACCCTGCGCTTCAGCAACCGTCCCCGCCTCAAGTGATCCGCCTTGTAGCCCTCAGCCAGGAGACCAGCACACAGACCACCCTCGACCTCGAAGGTGCTCCGTCCATCTCTCTGAATCTCGCCGTGGCCAAGCCGGGGGAAACCATGCAACGGCACGCGCCGTATTCGCAGACGTTCCGGCTCCCGTTCACGGACCGCAACAACAAGTTCTTCTCCCACTTCTACGAGGTCACTTTGTCGGACGGGGACTTCAATCCCACGCAGAAGACGGAGGTGCTCATCTTCGAGGACGGGGTGCAAGTCATCCGTGGCGGCATGCAGCTCCGGGCCGTTCGGCTTATGGCTCAGGTGTACGAGGTCAACGTGTTGGGGGATGTGGCGGACCTCTTCGCGGAGATGGGCTCCAAGCTGGTTCGGGATGCGTTTAAATCAACCCCCTCGGCGTACATCACCTCCTATAACTACGCGAACACGGCGGCCAACGTCATCGACTCCCAAGACCTCGGGAACAACATCTGCCAGAACCCGGCAGCGATGGACGACGGGACGGTCATTATTCCGATAGCCGACCACGGCCTCCGTGCTGACACCCAGCCCTTGGTGGCCCAATCCGGCTACGGTCTCATGGATTCCAATGCGTTGGAGACGGGCCTCTTCCCTGACATGCTCAAGCCGGCCATCCGCCTCCACGAGGTGGTGGACCGAATCTTGATCTCGAACGGGTTTTATTACGAGTCTGACTTCCTGAACTCCGCCTACTTCAAGACCATCTACATGACCCTCGGCGGGGATACCGAACGGGTGGCAGCTACGGCAGCAGGGCAGATGAAGGCAGTCTGTCAGTTTGGATTGAACTCCTTCACCGATGCCGACGAAGACCAATGGAACAAGGTCCCCTTCAATAACGTGGTCAGCTTCGGCGGATTCGATACGGACTCCAACTTCAGCACGGCTTCCAATGCTTACATCTGTGCTGCGGCTGGGACGCACCACTTCGAGGCGAAGGTCCGCTTCCAACTGATTGGAGCTGGGGCCGGGGAGAGCGTGGATATCATCGCTCGAATCTCCCGAGGTCCGACGAGTATCGGGTCCACCACGCTCACCCTCACCACGGCAGAAAACGACCAGACCGTACAATGGGCGGTATCTGCTCCATGCCAACAGAACGACGCCGTACAGGTGGAGTTCTTCTTCCCTTCGGCGCAGCTTCAGAGCGGCACCACCATCAGCGTTTTAGGGCAAGGCATCGAGGATCCTCAATTCGCGTATTCTCATTTCCTTTGCACCTTTGCCCCCGGTGGGGTGGTCGATATCCCACGGGCCATGCCACGGGTCAAGCAGAAGGAATTCTTCTCCGACCTCTGCCAGCGGTTCAACCTCGTCATCGAGTCCGTCCCAGACGATCCCAAGAAGCTCCTCATTGAGCCGTATGTGGATTGGATAGCAGATGGCACCGATGCTTACTGGACCGAAAAGCTCGACCTCGACAAGGAGCGGACCCTATCGCCTACCTCCTCCCTGAAGTCCTCCCGCATCCAACTGGGTGACAAGGACAGCGGGGACGTAGGTAACGTCGACGCTTTGTCCCGACTGGGGCACGTTTTTGGTCAATACTCGCAGGAGATAGACGACGAATTCGCCACGGGTGAACTCAAGAACGCGCCCGTCTTCGCGCCCTTCTTTGTCTATCGGGTTCCGACCCTCCAGGGTGACCCAATCACGGAGCTGTCAAACGTACTCATCCACCGCTCGTATGAGCTGGATGGGGTAGGCGTCAAGCCAAAGAGCCAGCCCCCGAAACTCTTCCACGCTACGGGCCTACAGGACACCATCGAAACCCTCTATATCGGAGGGTCTGCCCTGACCCAATACCAGCTGTGCTCACCCTATGAGGACGCCCCCGCGGAGGACGATTCCCGGCACCTATTCTGGAACAACAACGACCGCGTATATGAGGCCAACCACGCCCTCATTAATGGCAACCCACCCGGGGTGGGGGGCTATCATAAGACTTATTGGGCGTCCTATCTGGCCGACATCTACAATCCGGACGCGCGGATATTTGAGGCTCACCTATACCTGACCCCTTCCGACATTCGGGCGTTGCGGTTTAACAATCGCGTCCATATCCTCGGGGCAGCGTACAAGCTAACGGAGGTATCCGGCTACCAAATCGGCACGGGCGAGAGTACCCTGTGCAAGTTCCTGCGCGATCTCGGACGGGAGAATACAGGCGGATGCGACCAGGTCCCCATCCAATCCAACGCAAATGGGACGGTCACCTTCGAGGACGCCAGCGGAGCCACCACCACGGACCCGGGCCTCGTATGCTGTGAGGCGTATGGGTACTATTACGACGAGGAGAATAGCGTCTGCCGCTGGCAGAACCCCGACTCCGATGAGGGCGACCCGGTGCCCCCATACCCACCGACGGACCCACAGGACCCGGTGCCGAATACCAACGGCGACACCCCTGGGCCGGTCTCCCCATTTGGGGGTACCGTGGTCTCTACCGATGAGGGCAGCGGAACCCAAACCATCTACGACACATTCCCGCTCACGTCGGAAACCACAAACGCCGTTGCCACCGATGCCAAGCCTCCGTTGGGGAGCGTCATCAAGGTCGACAAGAATACCATCGCCACGGGCTTGGTGCGGGTGGCTACGACCACCGTGGGCGGTACATCGGGGACGGCTTTCGAGTCCAAGTTCGAGACGTGGCGATTCCTTGCCAATGGCAGGGCCGAGACGGTCACCTTCACCCTCACCTCGGGCACTACGTTGTCCAGCGGCTCGCCAGGAACCCGTGCGCCATCGGCGTCCATTTCGGGCGGGGTGCTCACCTTCCAAGTGACCGGAGAGGCGGACACCATCATCAACTGGACCATGGAGGTGGAGATGGTGCGGATGTACGCCACCAACGAGGTGGAGTACCGGGATGCCATCTTGACCGAAGCCGGGGCACGCTTGGCGGGCATCAATGACCGCGTGCTGATTCAAGAATGAAGAACTACTTGGACGACATCGGCAGAGCCATCCCCCGCGTGCTTGAGGTATCCGCCGCCTACGAGCTCAGGGGGAATCCGGATTGCCTTCAGTTATATGGTTACTATGAGTGGGGTCGCCCGTGGTGGCGGAAAGTCCTGCTCGGAGTAAGCAATGGCGCAGGACTACGAAATCAACGTAAAGGTTAAAGGACTCGGCGAGGCCGCCAATCAGTTGGCCAACTTTACCGACGAACTTAATGCCGCCCGAGAAGACGGGGCCAGCGTGTCCGGGGCTCTGGACATGGCCACCGGTGGGGCCGTGTCCGGATTTAAGAAGGCGGCCCAGGGGACCAAGGCTTTTGTCACCGGGCTGAAGCTGACCCGAGCCGCGATCATTGCCACCGGCATTGGGGCGCTTGTGGTTGGGGTCACGGCACTGGTCGGAGCCTTCACGAAGACCCGCCGCGGGGCACGAATGCTCAAGACCATCATGGCCGGACTGGGTGCGGTGGTGGAGCAACTTACCGCACGCTTCCAAGCCGTTGGCGGTTTCATTGTGGACCTGTTCAGCAAGGGCCCACAGGCCGCCGTCAAGCAGTACCGCGAAACCCTCGACGAGTTGCCCGGCTCTCTTCAGGAGGCCGTCAACAAGGCGATGGAATTGGAGCGGGCCACCCAAGCCCTGACCGACTCCCAACGGGCGCTAACCGTTCAACGTGCCAAGGATCGCGCTGAAATCAAGGAGCTCAACATGGTGGCGGAGGACACGACCCGCACCTTAGAGGAGCGCGAGGCCGCCGCACAGAAAGCCATCGACATTGAGAAAGGGCTCATGGCGGAACGGGAACGCATCGCCGCCGAGGAATTGCGCATCGCCCAAGAGAAGGCCGCAATGAGCGACAGCTCCGATGAGGACCTGCAACGCTTGGCCGACCTTGAGGCCAACCTCATCAACATCCGCACTGAGTCGGTAGAGCTTCAGACCACGCTTAACAACAAGCTCAACACCATCCGCAACGAAGCGGCACGCAAGGCAGAGGAAGAAGCCCAGCGCATCGCAGATGCTGCCGCCGCGAAAAAGAAGGCAGAACGAGAGGCGGCCGATGCCATCATTCAAGCCCAGCAAGAGGTGGTGGACGCTCTCGACCAGCGCGAACGGGCCAGTCTTTCCGAAATGGAACGGGAGGTCCTTGCCATCGAAGACTTCTATAACGCACAGCTCGACAAGGCCGGAGAGAACGCCGAGCTCATCGCCGAGTTGGAGGCCCGCCGAGATGCGGAGTTGGAGGCGCTCTTCGCCAAGCACGCCGATGTGTCCCTTCAGCAACGCGAACAGCTCAACAGCGACTTGGAGGCGCGTCGCATGACCGAGCGAGAGAAGGAGATGGCAGACCTGGACGCCACCTTTATGGCCTTGATGGACGCCGCAGGAACAAACCACGAAATGCGCCTGTCGGTCCTTGACCAATACGCCAACGAGGTCGACGCATTGAATGACAAGTACCGGCAAGAAGACTTGGCAAAGGAGCGGGCGGCAGCGTTAGCCAAGAAAGAGATTCAAGTCCAGACGGCCACGCAGACCCTCAGCATTTTGGCGAACCTCAACGAAGCCTTTAGCCGAGGGGGTACTGCTGAGAACAAGAAAGCATTCGAAAGAAACAAGGCCATCAGCATCGCTGAGACCTTGGTGTCCACCTACATGGCCGCGCAGAAGGCGTTTACCTCACAGCTCACCGCAACGCCGGACTCTCCCATTCGTGCGGCTTTGGCTGCCGCCGCCGCAACCGCTTCCGGATTGGCACGGGTGGCCGCCATCAAGAGAACCCAGTTCAACACCCCTGGAGGAACAGACCCCGGCGATGGTGGCGGTGGTGGCGATCTTGGCGGTGGCACCCAATCCATTGGGGTGGACGTGGGCACCCTCGTTCCGAGAGCCGGACAACCCACACCGGAACCCGTTCGGGCATATGTAGTCTCGAACGAGATTAGCAACAAACAAGCCCTCGACAGAGAGCTGCAAATTCAGACAACGCTATGAGAACCGTGGAGCTTTTGATTGACGAGGAACAGGAGGACTTCGGCGTGGAGGCCATCTCCTTGGTCAAGTTTCCCGCCATCGAGGAGAACTTCGTGTACTTCAACAAGGAGCAGAAATTGACCCTCGCCCGTATCGACGAGGACCGGCAGATGCTCATCGGCCCGGCCTTGATTCCGGACAAGATGATCCCGCGCTACGACGAGAAGAGCCAAGAGGAGTTCGAGGTGTACTTCTCCAAGGACACCGTGGCCAAGGCTGCCGAGCTGTTCATGCAACAGAAGCGGAACGATGAGTACACCGTGGAGCACCGCTCCAAGGTGGACGGACTCTCCATCTTTGAGTCTTGGATCGTGGCCGACAAGGACAAAGACAAGGCCGCCGTCTACGGGTTCAATGTCCCGGTCGGTACTTGGATGGTATCGGTGAAGGTCCACAATTCCGACGTCTGGATGGACGTCAAAGACAAGAAGTATCGGGGTTTCAGCATCGAGGGCTACTTCATCGACAAGCTCATCAAGATGGAGGACGTCACGGTGGAGACCATCGCCGAAGCCCTGCGGGAGGTGTTGGAGCCGGCTGCATACCTCGACGGCAAGCCGCTCTTCGCAACCGCACTGGAGGCCAATCTCATGGCCGAGGCTTTGGGCTGTGAGGGACACCACGAGCACACGATTAACGACCGGGTTATGTACATGCCGTGCAAGACGCACGAAGCCCTTGACCCCCTACTTGCCAACGAATAAACGCGGGTTATATCCCCGCATGAAAACTCGACCCATGTCCGTGATTGAAAAACTCAAGGAGGCCGTCCGTTCCGTAGTTGATGCGGAGCGCCAGGACCTCTACGCCGAAGCCCGCCTCCAAGATGGTCGGGTCGTTGCAACCGAAGCCGAGCAGTTCTCCGCCGGTGTAGACGTCCGCGTGATGAGCGAGGACGGCGAAGCCGCACCCCTCGAAGCTGGCACCTACGAACTCGCCGACGGCGGTGAGCTCAAAGTCGACGATGACTCCAAGGTTGCCATGATGGAAGAAGAGGAGAAGAAAGAGGAGGAGATGCAGGAAGAAGAAGAGAAGGACGAGATGAGCGCGGTGAAGGCCGCCCTTGTCGACAAGTTCCAAATTTCCGAGGAGGTCGCCGAGCAAATCGTGGAGGTCGTCAAGGACGCCATGAAGCCGGCCAAGGCTGAAGAGGAGATGGAAGAGGAGAAGAAGGAAGAAGAAATGGAGGAAGAGAAGAAGGACAAGGAAGAGATGTCCGCCCTGACCGACCTCACCCACGAGATGGCCGTGGCATTGGAAGCCATCAACAAGCGCCTGGCAAAGCTGGAGGACGAACCTGCCGCCCAGCCCGAGCGCGTGCTCCCCAAGCAGGAGTTCAAGAAAGAAGACAACCCCAACTTGACCGGCGTCAACCGCGCCCTCAACCACATCAATCAGTTCTCATGATCCCCGCAAAGTCCAAGAAGTACGACTTCGACATTACGGTAACCGACAACACCTATGCCGGTGAATTGGCCCTGCCGTACGTCACCGCTGCCATCACCGGCGCGGAGACCATCACCAACAACCGCTGCCGCCTCATCGAGGGCGTCGTCCACAAGGCGGTCATCTCCAACCTCGGTTTCACCGACGTCATCCAAGCCGCTGACTGCGCTGGCACGGACGGTGCCGACCTCTCCCTTACGGAGCAGGTTGTGACCCTCAACGACTTGATGGTCAAGGAGGTCATCTGCCGCAAGACGATGTTCCCGACGTTCATCGCCGCGCAGGGTGCCATGCGCCGGGACGGAAACATCCCGCCGGAGTTCGGTGAGTTCGTTCTCGCCTCCACCGCCGCCCAAGCCGGTAAGTCCTTGGAGTCTCTCCTGTGGGCCGGTGACGCTGGCGCCGTGTGGGGCCTCGGTCTCCTCTCCAATGACGGAGTGATTGACGAGGCTGGCATCGACGCTTCCGCCATGGCTGACTTCACCGAGGCTGTGGTTGCCGCTGCCTTCACCGCCGCCAACATCCTTGGCGAGATGGATAAGGTCTTCGCTGCTGCCGCCGCCATCCCCGGCATCCTCCAGAAGGAGGGCTGCGGGTTCTACGTCAGCTACGAGGCCTACGCCTTCTTCCTGCAAGCTCAGGCCGCCCAGAACACGGGCCCAGGTTACAACCAAGCCCTGACGGGTGCAACCTACCTCGGCTACCCGGTCTACCCGACTGCCGGTATCCCGAACTCTGCCGACGTGATCGCCTTCACCTACCCCGACAACATCGTGGTCGGAACGAACGCCTACACCGGCAACGAGGCCGCCGCCTTGATTCCCGTGTATCAGTACGACGGAAGCGACAACGTGAAGGTCACGATGAACTTCGCCGTTGGTTGTAACGTTGCCGTCCCCGCTGACGGTGTTGTTGGATTCGCATTCAGCTGATACATGGCTTGTACAATCACCCTCGGCCGCGCGCTGGATTGCAAGGACGCCCTCGGAGGCTTGTCGAAGATTTTCTTCGTCAACAACTTCGCGGCTGGCCTTGTGACCGCCGCGGGGACGGGTGACGGTACGGCAGGATCCGCGACCGTTTCCACCTCTTCGGGGGAGACGTTCACGATTACGGACCTTCCGACGATGACCGTACTCCAGTACGACCTTCGCCCGGACCTGTCGTCCTTCACCATCAACGTCCAGTCGGACCCCGCCACGGGCGCCTCTCTCTTCGAGCAGACGCTCAACGTGGTCCTTCAGAAGCACCAAGAAGCAGACCCCGAGCAACTCCGCCTCATCAGCCGGAACCGCTCTCAAATCTTTGTCTTGGACAACAACGACAACCTGTTCCTGTTTGGAGCCACCCACGGGATGGACCTAAACGGAGGCACGCTCACAAGCGGTGCCGCTCGCAACGAGATGTCGGGACACACCCTGACCTTCGCCGGTCGGGAAGCTGCTCCTTACTACTTGGTTGAGCCCACCGCCGGAATCGGAACCGCGAAGTACCCCTTCGACGGAATCGCCACCGACTCCAACATCACCATCACTACGGGCTAAGGACCGTTATTCGTTCGTGTGTTTGTGGAAGGGTCGCCGAGAGGCGGCCCTTTCTTATATCCTCCATTGATGATTGTGGTCGTTAAGAACAAGGCAAGCGACGTCGAGAACACGGTTTATATCACGCCCAAGGAAAAGCGTGGAGCCGCGAACGTGGCAGAGTATGGCGCGACCATTGCGGCCTTGGGGATGGAAATCAAGAGCCTCACCACGGACAAGACGGTCATGGTCAATGCCAAATCCATCACCGTGACGGACCGCTTTACCACCTTCGTCTTCGATGCCTCTACCACTGCCGGAGATTCCAAGGTCGACCTGTCGGGCGCAAGCTGGCCGGAGGGGTTCATCCAATACCGCGTTGTCGAGCGGGCTTCCGTCAGCGACGTCGAGGACATCAGCGCCTCGGACGTGATTTTAGAAAAGGGCTTGGGGTATCTTACCACCGAGGATGGGGCATATCAGGAGACCACCTTCACCAGCCACGTCGACGAGACTTCAACCTTCACCTACTATGAGTAAACACGAGTTCAACGTCTTTGGGCTCCCGACCCACGAGTTGCCCCTGTTCAGGGAAAAGACCGGTCGGGACTGGGTGGACTATGGCTATGACAACGCCTACGGCGACTACCTCCGGGACCTGTACCTTGGTAGCGCCATCCAGAGCGCGGTGGTCAACGGCGTCTCTGAGATGATATACGGCGAGGGGTTGGATGCCACGGACCGGGAAGAGAAGCCGGACCAATGGATGAAGACCCAGCGCCTCTTCGAGAACTCCGACGAGGACATCCTGCGCCAACTGTCCTTCGACCTGAAGTTGTACGGTCAGTGCTACGTCCAAGTAATTTGGAACCGCGTCCGGACGGAGGTGGCCGAGCTTCGCTTCCTGCCGGCCCACACGGTGCGCTCCGGAATTGCCGATGCCCAGGGGAAGGTCGAATGCTACTACGTCTCCCCGGATTGGTCCCGAATGCGGGAGCCACGGTACGCTCCGGTCAAGTACCCCGCATGGGATACGGAGGACCGCACCGAGCCGGCTTCCGTGTACCAAATCAAGGCATACCAGCCCGGCATCTTCTACTACGGCCTGCCGGATTATGTGGGTTCTACCAACTACATCGAGCTCGACAGGGAGGTATCTACCTTCCACCTCAACAACATCAAGAACGGCCTCTTCCCGTCCATGCTTTTGTCGTTCAACAACGGCATCCCAAGCGATGAGGAGCGGCGCACCATCGAGCGCCATGTGAACGAGAAGTTCAGCGGGTCTTCCAATGCGGGGCGACTCCTGATTTCGTTCAACGACGGGAGCGATTCCGCGCCCCAGTTGACCCCGGTCAACCCGAACGACAACGACGGGATGTATGAGTTCCTGGCCACGGAATGCACCACCAAGATTTTGGCCGGTCACCGCATCACGTCGCCCCTGCTCTTTGGCATCCGAGGAGAGGGGTCCGGCTTCGGCAACAACGCCGACGAACTTCGGGACTCGTTCAGCCTGTTTCAGAATACGGTGGTCAAGCCGTTCCAACGCACCCTGTTGGACGGCCTGCAAGCCATCTTCTCGGTGAACGGCATCGACCTGGACTTCTACTTTAAGACCCTCAAGCCTGCCGACTTCATCGACGTGGAAACGGTCAAGGCGCAAAGCACAGACGAGCAGGAGAAGGAAGGATTGGAAAAGGAGGAGTTCAGCCGCCCCCACACCCCCGACGCATCCGCCGACATCCTGATTGCCTTTGGAGAGGATGAAGACGAAGACTACGAGCTCATCGACGAGCGGGAGGTGGACTACGACCTTGAAGAGCGATTCGATGCCATGTGGACCTTCGCACGGGTTCCGTCCTCCAACCCTGCCGGAAAGAGCGACCAAGACACCGACCTCATCAAGGTCCGGTACAAGTATGCCCCGGACATTGTGGCCGACAACACCCGGGAGTTTTGTCGGAAGATGATCCGCGCCGGCAAGGTCTACCGAAAGGAGGACATCATGGCCGCGTCCGGGCGTGCCGTGAATCCCGGATGGGGACCGCGCGGAGCGGACACCTACGACATTTGGCTCTATAAGGGGGGCGGGTCCTGTCAACACTTCTGGCAGCGCCGGACGTACCTCAAGAAGAACAACAAGCGCATCTCCGTTGGCGAGGCTCAACGCATCATCCGCGCCGCTGGACCCGATGCCGAGCGACTCCAGACCAATGACCCCAAAGTGGCGCAGCGCCCCCGCGATATGGTCAACCGTGGCTTCCTTGAACCGAAAGACTTTACCACCCCCCGATAATGGCGAACCTCATTCTCTTCATCTCCCCGGCGAAGCTCAAGAAGGAGACCGCCCTCGGCGGGTCTGTGGACGACGAAATCCTCGGACCCTACATCCGCCTTGCCCAGGAGCTTCACATCCTGCCCGCTTTGGGGCAGTCTCTGTATGACGACCTCCGTACCAAGATTGCGGCGGGGACGATTTCAGGAAATGATGAAACCCTGATGGAGGACTACATCGCCCCGGCGTTGGTGCAGTTGGCCTTCACCGAAGCGTTGCCTTTCATCCGGGTCCGCATCGTCAACAATGGGGTGACGGTGATGGAGTCCGAGCAAAGTACCGCGGCAACGTACGGGGACATGAAGCCCCTGATGAACCGCTCCAAGGATTTGGGGCAGTTTCACATCGAGCGGCTCATGGAGTACATCGACAACAACACCACCCTCTTCTCTGCGCTGGATGCGGAGGGTCCGGGTGAGTTGTGCCGCACCCGCAGGAACTACACCCAAGGGCTCAACATCTACCCCAACACCGACGACAAACTTGTGGAGCGCATCCTCCGCGATTACGGTATCAAGTATTGATGACCAACGAAGAGAAGCTTCAGAAATACATCGACGACAGAGATGGCAAACAGCAAAATAACAGACCTTACCGAGTTGACTTCCGCCGCCAACGACGACGTGTTGGTCATTGTGGACGACTCGGCTTCCGAGACCAAGAAGATTACGGTCGCTAATCTGTCCAGCGGAATCAGCAACCCTAACGAGCTGGATGGTCAGGTGTTGGAGGTCATTACCCGGGATACGGCCTACACAAACGGGTCCTATGAGGGGCACGTCATGAAGTACCGCACGGATACCCTGGTGGAGTTGAAGTGGTACATTCTGGGCTCCCTTGGTTGGACTGCCACTGACGCGGACGAAGAGCCCAAGACCAAGGGCCTTTTGGGTTTGGCTTTGGGAACCAGTAGCGGCACCAACGGCCTACTGATTCGCGGAGTTCATCAATCGACTTTGTGGTCCAGCTTTACCGTGGGGCAGACCCTCTACCTCAGCACCACCGAGGGCACAATCACGGCCACCGCGCCGACGGCAGCCGGCGACTTCGTGCGGGTCATTGGCTACGCGATGGGTAGCAACAACATCTACATCGACCCAGCGCAGGACTACATCGAGCTCAGCTAATGGCCATCGAAAAGTACAGCGGCGTTGCGTGGAGCTCGGTGGCTAAGTTGTCCGGAGTGGCCAACGCCGACATCGCGAAGGTCAACGGTCAGGACACGCCTTCGAGTGCGTCAATCACCAGTGGGGCGTGGTATGACATCCGTCCTTGGGACAGTTCTTCCGACTCTGGTAGCGGAAACACCGTGACAAATATTGGTTCTCTTGGGGGCACCACGACGTTCTACAACGGATACTCTACTGAAGGCATCACCAGGACAACTCAAGGAGGAGCAGACTGCTGGTTTATGGATGGGGCTAATGATGACTCTCGTCAGTATGTAAACTACAGTGATGTAAGCAGCTTGGGTTACCCCTTTACCCAAGAGGCTTGGCTGTACAGAGAAACAAGGCCCACGGGAAACACTCAGCTTCGCCCTCACGTTGGCATGAGTATTACCTCAGAGCAATTTAAAAGAAGCAGAATGGCCATTTCAGCCGTATCTGCCACCTTTTCAAACTCAAGTATCCGAAATAGACTTGCCTTTGGTCAGAAATACGACACAACCAACATACAGCTAAACGTCATTGACTCTACTCCAGCCTATGGAGCCTGGTACCACTTGGCTGTTGTCTTTACGTCAACGCAGATGAAGGTCTACATTGATGGATCTCAGCATACTACCGGGTCTTTCACAATGGGGCTGTCCATATTCGATCAAGTGGCGTCATCGCAACAACTCATTATTACTATGGGGGCGTGGGTTAGAGCCAACACTTCCAATGACATCCAGCGCGGTTATCATGGTGACTACCGAATTTACACGAGCGAACTAACGGCTCAGGAAATTCAGAACAACTTTGACGCAACAAAGTCTTACTATGGTAAATAATCATTGGTATTATAAGGGTAGGGCTTCGGAGTATGATTCCTTCGACTTGACGGATTACGTTACCCCTGTTCGTTGGAGCCACGACAACACGGAGTGGTTAGCTGAGCATTCTTCTCAGCCTTCAGATAAATCAGATCACCTCACGTCGGAAGAAATAAAACTATTCATCATGGGCGCCGGCTGGGGGTACGACGAGGAGGGAAATAAGGTAACTATCAAGCCGTGACTGATATTACCTTGTTTGAAATCTTGACTCTTGGGGGCGGCTTGATTGGAGTGTACGTCAAGCTGTCCACGGATTTAGGCAAGCTCAAGAGCCGCGTGATTATGTTGGAACGCCGGGACGATGAGGTCAAGCAAATGCTTACTGGGTTGGTCGAAGCCGTGCAGGAAATCAAGCTCCTACTCGCCACAAAAGGTATGCGATGATCCACTTCACCTACGACGAATTCGACAGCCCCGACCTGCCAGGCTCCGGGACGTACATGGAGGACGACTTCCTGCGCATGATTGACGCGGCCCGGGAGCTTGCGCAGATTCCCTTCATCGTGAATTCGGGCTTCCGTACTGAGGCGCACAATCACGCCATCGGAGGCTCTGAGAACTCCGCCCACCTCCGGGGATGGGCTGCCGATATTCGGGCCACCAATTCCACAACGCGATGGATTGTCATCGCCGCGTGCCTTCAGGCTGGGTTCACCCGCATCGGGGTGGCGGATACCTTCGTCCACGTCGATTGTGACCCCATGAAGGACGAGAACGTGATGTGGTTATATTGAGGGATGATGATTGACTCCATCCTCCTCGCAGCGGATACCGTTGCCGTAGTTGAAACCGTAGTGGACCCGGTAGTGATTGACCCCGCATCCCCGTGGTGGTCTGAGCACTTGGTCGAAATCGGCCTCGCCTTCTTCGCCTTCCTCAAGGTGGTGGTGAACCTGGTGCCCTCGGACAAGCCGCGCGACATCTTCGCCATCCTCGACCGCATTATCACCGCGCTCATTCCCGATCGCCGGAAGTGAAGTTCGGCCAGCTCATACGCGGGCTGGACATAACTGAAGCATTCAAGACCAAGGGCGACCTCAAGCGGTGGAGCGCAAAGCGCACCGTGGGGGGTGTCCTTGCCTTGACCGCTTCGGAGACCATATTGGTACACGGAATCAGCTGGGAAGCGGTGGCGCTGGCTGGAATTTCGGTGATTCCCATCACCGCATCTATGCTGGAAAAATGACGCCCGTCCAAGTCTACACCCTTGACTATGAAGCAGGGGACCACTACCGCTGCCTCCTTATGTCCGACCTCCACTGGGATAATCCCAAGTGCGACCGGGAGCGATTGAAACGGGACCTCGACTACGCCCTCAAGGAGGACCTCGACATCTTCCTAAATGGGGACACTTTCTGTGCCATGCAGGGCCGGTACGATGGACGGCGAAGCAAGGACGACGTGAGGGAGGAGCACAACACCGCTCTCTATCTCGATGCCTTGGTGAATACCGCTATCGAATACTTCACGCCATATGCCCACCTCATCCGGGTGGTGGGGTATGGCAACCACGAGACGAGCATCCTAAAGAACTGCGAGACCGACATCCTCGGACGGTTTGTGGAGGGCCTCAACGCACGCGGCGCGGAGATTGTCCTCGGCGGGTATGGGGGGTGGGTTGTGTGGTCCTTCCGTGCAGCCAATGGCAACGGAAACGGCATGGCGTACAAGATGAAATACTTCCACGGATCCGGCGGCGGTGGACCCGTGACGAAGGGTGCAATCCAGTTCCAGCGCATGAGCGCGTCGATCTCCAACGCGGATTGCATTTGGCAGGGCCACGTCCACGAGAGCATGACCAACATCCACGTCGTCGAGCACCTGAACGCGAAGCACACCCAAGAGTTGAAGGAGGTCCTGCACGTTAGGACTCCAACGTACAAAGAGGAATACGCCAACGGAACAAAGGGGTGGCACGTCATGCGCGGCGCTCCCGCCAAGCCCCTGGGGTGCTATGTGCTAGACCTTGAGTTGAAGTCCAAGAAGGTCCGGGCGCGGGCGTTTCCCTTGTAAAAAAAAGAGAGGGCCACCATGGTCCGGCCCCCTCCCGTTACCGCGTCCAAGGCGAAATCGGACGGCAACTCACTCACTTGGTCTTTGACCACTTGGAGATGCTGCAATATAGCAAAAAAAGACCCCCGACGTTTCGGGGGCCTTCTTGACTAAACCAGTGTTGGGAACGACCCAATCATAAAACAAAACAGTGGCAAGATAGCCTATTTCTTGAACGGTGCAAGGAAGGTATCCATTCGGGATGCTCGGGCTTCGAGCTTGTCCAAGTCCTTGACCACAGCCACCCACAAGTCCGGGTTCCGGTGCTCGATTTCGTCACAGATGAGCAGGTACATCTCCCGGGTCTTGGCTCCGCACAATGAGCGCGGGGTGGAGGCGATGGGCTTGGCCAGCCCCAACAGCTCGGCGTTGGTCATCTTGCCCAATGCCTTGACCAAGGAATCCATTGGGAGCTTCTTGAGTTCGCGCATCATCCCTTTGCGTATTTGTACTCCCACGCAACTTCCTGCCGGGAGAGGCGGGAATTGTCAGCGATGGCGTTGAGGAAGACCTGAGAGCCGGCGCGGAGCTGGCGCTCGAATTGGTCCCGGGTGATGCCTAGTGCCTGACAGCACTCATGCACCCCGCCGTATTGGGATCGAATCATGTCGTAGAATTCGTTCATGCCTTGACCAGTTTGGTGATGATGTCGTTCAGCACGTTCTCGGTCTTGCGCAGTTGCACAAGCTGGGGGTCGTCCATAGAATAGTAGGTACCGGTCCCTTCGGGGAATGCTTTGAGGTGCTCCCGGATGGAGGACTCCCGCTCATCGGCTTGGTTGCGGATGTGCTCGGCGTAGGACTTGACAATCAGCACCGCGTCCCGGAGGGCTTCAGCGCGTCCGAGGTTGTGGTTGACTTCTTCGAGGAGGTCGATTTGACTCTTCATTGTGTGTTTGTTTGGGACAAATCTAAGGCGCGTTTGTGATTCTGCCAAATTAGGCCGTATCTTTGGAGGGTCAAATCACAATCACACATGAAGTACAACGATTGGTTCCGAGAAGCGAACCGCGCCATCATCGCAGAGATGGCCGTCCAAAAGGTCACCCAAAAGGAGCTGGCCGAAGCGGTGGGGGTAGACCCCGCCACCATCAACCGCAAGTTGAAGGATCCGGGCAAGTTCACCACCGTCGAATTCGGCAAGGTGTGCGACCGCCTCAGCATTAACATGAAAACCTTGAGCCATGCAGAAAGCGCAAATTGAATCCATCCAAGGCAAAGGCGATTGGAAGGGGCAGTACGGAACGATGTACACCTTCGAGGTCACCTTCAACGATGGCACCGTCGGAGACGCCAACTGCAAAACGGAGGAGCCCCCGTACAAAGTGGGTGACGAGGTTTGGTATGAGGTCAAGTCCAACAACGAGCGATGGGGCAAGAAGCTGCGCATCACCAAGCAGGACCCAGCCCAGCAGGGCGGCTTCACCCCCCGCAGGTCTGACCCCAACAAGGACAAGCAAATAATCCGGGGGATGTGCTTCAAGGTGGCGGGGATGGCTTGGGCCAATCAGTACAAGCACAAGCAATTCGACACCCCTCACGAGGTCATGGTCAAGGACGTGGTGGAGCTGGCCAAGAAGTACGAGCAAGCCTTCAACGAATGGATGGAGGAATGACGTACGAGGAGAAGATAGCTCGCATCATGTTCCTCCGGGAGCATCGGCGGAACCTGCTCATCGAGCGGTGCAAGGAGGACATCCCCGCGAAGAAGAAGATTATCGTGGACCACGAGCTCAAGCAAATCAAGAAGACCTTGAGAAAGTTGGACCCGCATGGCATCTTTCCGCCATGAAATTCTGGTTCGACAGCGAGGACGCGCAGCGGTATGGACTCCCAGCCGCTGCCGTTCTTGCCCACCTGCGCTACTGGATACAGCGCAACACCCACGCCGGGGAGGAGCCCTGCATGACCCAATCCATGAGGGAGATGCAGAGCTACCTTTCCTTCCTTACGGTCCCGCAAATCAAGCGGGCCCTAGCCAAACTCGAAGAGGGGGAGGCCATCTACCGTGCCCCGAATGGATTCGACCGGAGGCACACCTACTGCCTTGGGACGGAATTGTCTCATGCAAGGGACGAAACGGTCTCATCGAAGGGACCAAATCGTACCATCGAAGGGACGGAATTGTCCCGTGTACATATAGAAACAATAACCTCTAAGAGAACAGAGAGTAGCGCGCGCGAATGGGATCGACCCAGAGAGGAGGAGGAAGTCGTTGAGTACCTCCGGGAGATAGGGGGAGCAGATTTGGCCCCTACATTGGGCCCGGCCTTCTTCAACTACTACCAAGCCAACGACTGGATGGTGAACGGCACACCCATCGCCCGCTGGAAATTCAAGGCCAAGCAATGGCTAACCAATGAACGAAACAAACGAAGCAATGCACGACGAAAAGGATTCAACCCCGACGGATTCACTCCGGATGGCCTCAAGGACTTCATCGCTAACGGTTAGGACTCAGGGACTACTTCAAGGAGATAGTCGAAATTTGACCCCTCAAAATGCGTGGAGCGAGGGCACAAACATTCGGACGGCGCTCCGCCTCCAGCCTCATGCGGTCCGCGCGTGGTTTTTGGCAGAGCTTGGGAAGCTGATCAAATTCGTCGATGCAACCAAGACCATTCAAGACGACGAAGAGATGAAGGAAACCATCCGCGCCCTCATCGAGGAGTTCCCGGCTTTTAAGCTGGAGGAGTTCGCCTTGGTCTTCGAAGGCATCAAGCGCGACAAGTTCGGGCCCATGTACGGGCGGCTCAAGCTGGGGGAGATTATGGGGTGTTGCAGGAAGTGGGAAGAGACCCGAGCCGAGCGGATTTTGGAACGGCAGCACCGTCCGGAATACGACCCCCACACCCGGGGCTCCGTTGGAGAACCCAAACGAAAGGCTATATTGTTGACCGAGGAGGACCTGTTGGCCCTCGGACAAATCAAGCCCCGTGATTGACCTGCGCCACGCCGACTGCATGGACTACCTCGCCACCTGCGAGGACAATGCCTTTGAACTTGCCATCGTAGACCCGCCATATGGGATAGGTGAATCTGGAGAAACAAACCACACACGAGGCAAACTCGCCAAGCCCAAAAAATACAAGGCGTTCGCCGGAGGCGACAAAAGCGCACCGAGCGAGCAATATTTTGCAGAGCTTGAGAGAGTAAGTAAAAACCAGATTTTATGGGGCGCCAATCACTACCGAGCGCGGGAAAGTAGCGCGTGGATTGTGTGGGACAAGCTGAACGCAGGAACGCACTTCGCAGACGCAGAACTGGCTTACACCAGCTTCAAAAAAGCCGTGAGAGTGTTTCGATTTAGGTGGAATGGAATGCTACAGGGGGACATGAAAAACAAAGAGGAGCGTATCCACCCAACCCAAAAACCCGTCAAGCTCTACGAATGGCTTCTCATGAATTATGCCAAAGAGGGCGACCGCATTCTCGATACGCATCTTGGGAGTGGCTCCATTGCCATCGCTTGTCACAACCTCGGCTTCGACCTTGTGGGTTGTGAGCTGGACGAAGACTATTTAAACGCGGCTCGCAAGCGCCTCCAGCAACACCAAACGCAACTCCGAATCCCTGTATCATGACCTCCGGACTCCTCGCGGCCATCGCGGTCCTGAGCTTCGCACAGCTTGGCATCGAATACTTCCAAGAGAACCAGGTCCGTTTGTTCGGGCTCGTTATCCTCCTGCTTGCGTGCCTGGGATTGGTCGGGTGAATCGGAAGAAGCTCATCGCCAAGCTCGACCGGGTGTTCTCTCAGTGGGTCCGGGCTAAGGATGCCGACCACCGCGGGTATGTGGAATGCTACACCTGCGGAGCAGTCAACCATTGGAAGCGCATGGACGCCGGCCACTTCCAATCGCGGGGCAAGTTCTCGACTCGGTGGATGTGCGACCCCGAACAGGGGTTGGTCAATGTGGCCCCCCAGTGTAAGAGGTGCAACGGATTCCGGTCCGGTGAGCAATTCAAGTTCGCCCGCCGGTTGGACGCGGAGTATGGGGAGGGCACCGCGGAGAAGATTGAGCAGATGTCTAACCAAACGAGGAAGTACAGCTCGGAAGAGCTTGAGGCGCTGATTGAAGTCTACAACCGTCGAGTCCGCAAGCTGTGACCCTCTCCCGCTACCTCGAAAAGAACTACGCCGACCTTGAGCAGGCCGCGTACCGCATCGCCGGAAGGGATGGCCCCGACCTGCTTCACGAGGTAATCCTTCAACTCTACCAAACCAAGGAGGAAACCATCGCCGGGCTCTTGGACAGGGGGCAGATGAAGTACTGGGTCCTTCGGGTGATGGTCAACAACTACAACTCCAAGACTTCCCGGTACCACTACAAATGGCGGAAGGACATCGAGCGCCGCCGCAAGTTCTCGCGGCACATCGTGGAGTGGTGGGACGGGGACGGGGTAGCGGCCCACCGGGACGAACTCCTGACCCACATCGAGCAACAGCTCGCCGACCTCCCTTGGTTCGATGCGGAAGTCTTTGCCATATACTTTGAAGAGGGGCACACCCTGGACTCCTTCGCGGAGGCCACGGGCATCTCTCGCCACACCCTATATACCACCATCAGACGTGTCCGAAAACGAATCCAAGGGACTGGGCGACAAGATCGCCAAGCTGACCAAAGCGACGGGAATCAATAAGCTGGTCCACGCCGTCGTCGAGGACTGCGGTTGCGACGACCGGCAGAAGAAACTCAACGCAATGTTCCCCGGGCGCAACGTGGCCATGACCCAAAACGATGCCAACCGCTGGAAAGGGCTCCAACCCGAAATCGAGCGGGGCAGATTGAACCGCGCCCAGACCCGCATCATGTACGACATCTACAACCGGACCTTCAACGCCGCGGCCAAGCCCTGCAACTGCACGGGCAAGAACGCGCGTATGGTCGAGAAACTACAACGCGCCTATGAGCTTCGCTGCGAACTTTAAGACATACCGCGCCCCCGAAGGCGTGAGGAACAATGCCAAGCGCGGCATCGAGCTCAACGAGAAGGTGGGCAACAAGTGCGCCACCCAAACGGGAAAGGTCAGAGCTCAGCAAATCGCCAACGAGTCGATGTCCCTGGACACGGTAAAGCGGATGTATTCCTACCTCTCCCGGGCGGAGACCTACTACGACCCGAACGACACGAAAGCGTGCGGGACCATCTCGTACCTGCTCTGGGGCGGTAAGGCTGGCCTCGCATGGGCTCGGAACATCCTGCGGGAGGAGGGAATGGACCTCGCCGAAATCGGCCCGAAGGGTGGCGTGAAGCGATCCAAGAAAGCCCCGAAGTCGGACACCCCCAATCCCAACCCCAAGAGAGGCAGCGACAAGAACAAGCCCGGAGCCGCAGCCAGTGAGGGCAAGGTGAAGGTCCCCGCCTCGGTCGAGAAGACCCTGAAGAAGAAGTCGGACGAATTTAACGAACGCTATAAGGACAAACTCGGGTATGGGGTGACCCTGCCGAAATTGAGGGTGGTGTATCAGCGGGGGGTGGGTGCCTTCCAGACCTCGCACTCACCGAATGTCACGAGCCAACAGCAATG